TAGGCGTGAAGACAGAGCGTGCCATGAAATCATTGGACACGTTCAGGTTCACATCACTAGACAAGTCAGCAATAGAACAGATTGCTTCTATTTATGGTGGAGCAGTAAAGAGTTGGACACCACCTCGCAGTAAGCAAGAGCAGTGGGAAGTCATCACTACTACTAGCGAGATAAGGGTGTACCTACCTCCTCACAGCATCGATGTTTGGTATGAAGCGTGGTCAGGTGGGGGGTGTCAACGTCGTTGCGATGGTGTGACTGCTGAGGTTCCAATGCAGACGCCAGATGGCATGGACATCGACACGGTTCCATGTCTATGTGAGACTGAGAACTCAATGACTTGCGCTCCTTACACCCGCCTCAGGGTTGTGTTACCTGAGGTCAGGTTTGGTGGGGTGTGGCGTCTTGAGTCTAAAGGTTGGAATGCAGCCAATGAAATGCCGGGAATGGCTGGCATGATGGAGCAGATGCAGGCTATAGGGCTGGCTGAATGTCAACTCGTATTAGAGAAACGCACCAAGATTTCAGGTGGTCAGACCAGACACTTCGTTGTACCTCGTCTGACTATGGATGCCTCGCCTCAGGAGATTATGGCGGGCGGCGGGCAGGCTACGGCGTTGGAGTCCCCTACTCCTCCAACGTCCGTGCCTGCTCTCGCTGCTATCGAAGACTTTGTAGAAGCAGAGATCATAGAAGATGAAGTCCCTCCAGAAGTAGAAGGTTGGGACATACCCCCTCCGGGTATCAAGGTAATCAAGAATCCTGATGCTCCACCAAAGTTTCTACCTGCACCATGACCTTGAAGTTAGAGAAGCAGGTCATCTATATGGGTGGGGGGTTGACTCGTGTGGGTTGGATCGTATGGGACAACGATGAAATGGTGGGGTGGGAATATGATTATGATGTGGCGCATCGGCGGGCACATACTGTGATCGAACAGAAAGAACATCGGGATGGCGTGTGAGCAATATATATGGTAAGGGACCAAAAGGAAAAGCGACTAAACTTCATGCTGCGATTGTTAGAGATCATGCTAGTTGTCAGTCTTGTGGTTCTACCAATAGTTTGCAGTGTGCTCATATAATCAGTCGTAAATATTCACACACTCGTACCGATTTAGATAACGCATTCTGTTTGTGTGCGTCATGTCATGCATATTTCACGGATCATCCTGTTGACTTTGGTCAGTTCACCATCGACCAGATAGGAGATGACAACTACACTGCGTTGTTAAGGAAGAGACAGTCAACCGACAAGGTGGACTGGGACGTAGAGGCTAAGCGGTTGGAAGAGATCGCTAGAGATAGGGGATTAATGTGAGTGAAGATTGGATGGGTGAACTACGAGGGAGTGGGGATCCAGAGTTTGATTCACAGTTCAGTGCCAACTTATTCTTAGATAATGAGTCACGATACTGGAGGCTGGAGTTGCAAGGACCGGCAGCCATGCTGTTGTTCTTCCTACTAGACCACACCGAAACCGGCATCATCCATAAACTTTGGGACGAAGCAAAGTTTGATCGCCTTATTAAGTTTGACCTTGGTGAACTCAATGAGTGATGAACCTCATGGTCGCAGGAAAGGTTACATTAAATGCTGGAACTGCAACGGCTGGATAGGTAAGGGCCTACTAGATGAAGACCATTACGACAACGCATGTCCCTTGTGTGAGGCTACAGGGTTGATTGACTAGTCATCCACTAGTATCGCTGTCTGCCACAGCACACCCTTCTCAGGTACGTTGATCCATAGCGCCTGCTGTGGTGCTTCAAACGCAAAGTTACCTATGGCAGCGTACTCGTCGTAACCCTTGAGGCTACCGTTGAGTAGGAACCCTGACGATGGGGCCATAATCAACTGGTGAAAGTGGCCTAGTACCATGTAATCGAAGTCTGTGTTGTTGCGTTTGCGTGCAACCATACGCATGAGGGGAGGCCAGATGCCACCGATGCCGCCTCCACCCTTGGCTTGGTCACCATGCGTAAGCAGATAGGTCGTGTCCTGTACCTCAACCATGAGGTCAGCACCCTCAGCGACATCGAAGGTAACCTTCTTGTTATCTATGAAGCGTTGCTCCAATGTCTTCGAAAGAAACCAATCGAAGTTATCTTTGACTCGTAGTTTATGACGAGGCTTTCGGCTTCGACGCCCATGATTACCCACAACACACGGCACATGCACATAGTTGAAGTGTTCGGCTAGAAGGTTGATACCTGCTGTGATCTGTTCCGTCCAGAAGATAACAGATGCAAGCATCGTATCTTCGTTAGTCTCCGATAGTTCCTCATGGATGTCGCCACTGAAGATGTCACCACCAAGGAAGAGAACACACCCTTCGTAGTTGACACCTGTAATGTAATCCTTAGTTAGAAGAACGATCTTCTGGAAATACGTTTCCAATCGTTCGACTGCTATCTCTCTGTTGTATTCGTTCCGGTAGCCAATCTCTTCTGGCCGAACCACTTCATCAAAGTGAGTGTCAGATAACACCGTACACACAACGCCGCTTGATTTCTTAGGTTTACGAGTTAACCATGTCGGAGGTTTATATGTGTGTCCCGCCAATTGTGTAAAGAGTTGGCCTCTGACTTCAGCCTGATCCAGATCAGATTCCAACTCCTTGACATGAGCCTTCAAGATAGAAGCCTCAGTGCGTACCTTGCCTAACTGACGAGACAGGGCAGTGATCTCCTGTATCGTTTCGCCTTCTTCAGCAAACGCTTTAAGACTATCGTCGCTCACGAGCCAACACCGTTTCTACCCGACCAGCAGTTACATCCTCATAACCCAGCGTTCTAAGCCAAGCCGCTGTCGTATCCTTACCGATAGCGCCACTATGCCTGCCATCCCATACCTGATTAAAGACATCATCAGGTAGATCATCGATCCACGCTCGCCCATTCTTGGGCCGGTCAGCAAAGTCTGCTAACGAAATATCAGATGCCATCAGGTACTAGTGGGTTCCACATCCTATGCCATGTCTTGTCATTCACGATACCAGTTTGAGGTAGCAGTGACACACGTTGGAAAGCAAGCACCGCCTTCTTGGTCTTGCGACCGAACACACCATCAGCAGCGCCACATGAGAAGTCTATAGCATTCAACCTCTGCTGCACCATCTTTACTTCCGGTCCCCTTGCGCCACGACTCAACGGCCACAACCCAATGTTGTGCCCAACCTGCTTATGTAGTGCAATAAGGGCAGCCCAGTCTGTCTTCGGTGCGTACTCTTCTTCTGGATAAGCGGTGCATGGGAACCAGTTCGTTGCGTCACGAGGCTGGAAATGCCACCACTCGCTCTTCACCGTTGGACGCAAGCCATACTTCGCTGCGATGTTGGTTACGTCAGCGCGTGATGGGCCAGTCAACTTAGCCATCGATAGATCCACAGCGTATGAGTACCCGTCAGGTTGCTCCTGATGAAACGATCCCTTGAAGAACCCATCTGGTCGTGACCAATCAGGGTTGGCTGCAAGGTTGCCTTTGCCAGCACGGTACTTGTCGTACAGTTTCTTCTGCTCTGCATAGGATCGGCACCCTGAACTAACTGCGACATATCCCTTGATTCTACCGTCCGCAAAGAAGTTCTCTAGCCGCCGCATGAACCGTGGATGCAGCAACGATAGATCAACTCGCTTGTTGGTTAGAAGAATCTTGCCTCCATCCGTCCCACTAGGTGGAATAAACTTATTCGGTCGGAGGCTCTCCAACTTGTAATCGAAGATGTCCCACATCATGTTCTTCGGTGCGACAGCGGCACCCCCATAGTAGGCATCCAACCATGCACGGGTCACAGCCGTCTTGTCTGTCACCGTGATGGGATGCTGCACCCATTCACCACCATCTACCCGTGCACGGATGTAGCCCTCTTCTAACTCCGCCTCACACTCAAATAGAACAGGGTCAGCACCTACTACAATGTCACCGACAGGGATTGAATCACCCCACTCAGGCTTCTGCCCGTAATGGTAGACGTACATGCCGATAGGCATCCGCCCTTCCTCTGTCTTACCGAACCATGTACGAAACGAGAACCCATCAGGATCAGGACGCCTATTGCCATGCCCATTCGATTGGCCCTTGTCGTTCTTCCAACGCAGGTCAGCGAACCCCAACGTCTTACCGGTACTATCTGATTCCCACCCATCCCGAACAGCCACCATGTACGACACCTTCACATGACGGCAGGCAACAATCTCCCGGTACAACGAGCAGCCATAATGCTCCCCCTCTTTAAAGAGAAGCCGCAACCCATTCTCTATACTGAATGCGTTATGAAACTTACCTTTCCACAGGGTCGGCCACCCCGCCTTGAAAGTTTCATGGATTAGAACCGACATCAGGCACCCTGCACTGTCACAATCGATACGGTAAGCACACCTTCAAACCAGTCTTCACTATCAGACCATGTAGAAATACTACCACCCTGATAGGACAGACCTGCGACATGCACAACACGGGACTCGTCGCCTATCTCAAACGTAACCAACGACCTGTCTTCTAGCAGCGCACGAATGTATTTGTAATCATCGTACACATCCTGATACACATCACGATTGCCGTGCCGGGTCTGCGTTGTAAGGATGATAGGTAGTTGAATGATCTCTGCTACGAATGGCATGGGTACAGCACGCACCGTCCACCGGTACAACGTTGGGGTACTGGTACCCGGCCCATTGAGTTTGATAGTTGGCGTAATGTATTCACCTGTAACCGAAGACACGGTACTTACATACTGAAGGTCTGACGCTACGAGGCCATAGTCAGTTGGATCTTTCTGCGACGACACCTGCACAGCCTTGATCCCCGGCGTGTACGAACCGACAACATCCGAATCCGTGTAGTAGTCACCACCTGTATCGTCTTCGATAGTGATCCGCATCGACTGACTAGTAGCCAGTTCACTATGCCTCAGGTCCACGGACACACCGGCCTTTAGTTCTGTGGTACCCCACCTGAACCGGCCTTCGTCTATCGACCCGGTAGTCTCATAGGTGGTTGATTCTTTATATGCACCAGCCCCGCTGATGGAGAAGAGGCGTGTCGTCCCACTCAAAATTACGCCCTGCACCGTTGCTGTTTTGCTACCAACCATCAGATCAGTGGCATAAGCAGGGGTCAGCGGACCTGTCAGTTCCTTCAACGACAGCCTGCCCAACCCCGAACGTGTCGTCGCATCGAACGGTGAGTCATAGTTCTCCCACCCGAACCAGATGAACTCACCCTGTGCATCGAACACCTGTACCCCATTGGTGATATCAATACGAGGACCGTACTGAATGAACCCAGAAGCAGAACCACCAAACGAATTGCTGGTAGTCAACGACATCTGCGCCAGTCGGATACCTTTAGAGGTACCGATACAAAGCAGACCGCTGTATTCAGACAAGACATTGACTGTTTCACCGGGCGGTAGTTCAGCCGCCATGACTGGTGCCTTCAACGCACCCGTCGCATCACCGATACCTATATGGTAGATCCGGCCCTGATTACCTTTGTTGCCAGCAGCGTAGATACCTGTTGGTGTACCTATGACCGATGACCACGCATCCACCTGAGGAAACGAAGCAGAAGTGATATCGTTACCGACTGCCTCATCCGCATCTGAAGGAAGAACTGTAAGCCGTGGCCCGTCTGAAGCAATTAGGTACCCGTTTGCGACCCATACTCCGTCGCCTGCGGCCATCCCCCCCATACTCCACTCGTTGCCGGTACTACTGCCAACAGTTGTACCCGCAATCTTTTGGACTTTCCCACCTGTACCCGCCACATATATGTTCGTGCCATCGCTCGCAACGCCCAGCACGGCCCCTGAGGCGGGATTAACAATCGGGCTACCGTTCCAGTTGGCACCGTGGTCAGTTGAGTATTCGATATTAGAACCATTTGCCATGTAAACGTAATCGGTGGCACCAACACTAGCGGTAGTCATATAAAGATTCGTATTGGTTGAAGCCTTCGACACGGCTGTCGCCTTATGCAACGACAACTCGCCCTTCACCCAAGGGTTGATACCCGTACTAGCATTAAACTTGCGTCCCTCAGACTCAAGCATGTCAGCCTCACGCTGACCAGCACCAAACTCCCAATCAGTACGAGTCCGCTTCCACACACCAGCCTGATTAAGCGTCTGCTCACCCGGTGTACCCTGAGTATCGAACCCCTCACGGATAGGATCAACCGTAGCCCTAGCAAATTGGGCTAGATCAATGTTATATTTGCGGTCACCCAGCCTGATCGGAAGGGCATCACGAACAGTCTGATGGAGTGACATGACTACCGAACAGTGGTCGGAAACACAGAAGAAGTCACGGCACCCGACCGCACACCCCACTTCGACATCAGACGCCGAGCCTCCTCACTTACCCGACGATCATATTGCGCCTGTAATACCAATGAATACCTTGCGCGATCTCCGGCAGCAACGGATCCATCAGAACGGCTATCCCCTTGACTATGTAGATCAAGACGAAGACTTTCTTCCCCAAGAAGTAGAGATGATGCTGCTCCTAATGCTGGAATATCTGTCATCTCAACCGTCATTCCAACAGTGGATACAAGATCGGTCGCTAGAGTAAGTGTCCCTGTCACAAACGGGTGAGCATACGTCAGATTAACTGTGACCGCCTTCTCAATACCCTCCTGCCGTACCACCTCATAGGCACCAGAATACTCCTGTACCTTGACGTTGAAGGCCAGCAGCCTGTCCTCACCGGCACGGGCAGTACGGGTAGCAGATAGAACCTGATTGAACCCGGTCGTAGCAAGAGCAGACGAAGTGACAGACTGCTCTGTCGTACTAAACGAAGCCGTTGTTCTATTCACCGCATACAAATTGTTAGGCAAAGCAAGGATCGCATCCTTAACTGCCTCATGAATCTGGTGACCCGAGAAGCGTGGCTCAACCTCAATAGCCGTATCGGCAGGCCATTCATACCCGACACTACCATCTACACCACGCTGCACAGTTGCATACTCACCATTGCGAGCATGAACATACATCGTTTCATAAGGATTAGTACCGTCACCTGCTGAGATGTAAGACCCAGCACGAATACCATCCGTCTGGTACTTCAATCTAATAGTGGTAGCCGAAGCAGTAATCGTTGTATGAATCGCATCCAATTCGGTGCGTGTATTGCTATTCAACAACCGTTTCGTGCGAGTTACAGCGTCACCAACAGTAGGCATAAGTCGATCCTATCGGTTAGTGAGGGGCAGGGCTAGGCCCCACCCCCCACTAATCCGGTTAGATTCTAGTAGCCAGTGAGGGTAGTCCACTTACCCATGTGCGACTCGCCCTTCACCTGAAGGCCTTCCTCACACAGAAGCATCACGGAGTCACTGTCGCCGGTCTTAGCAAGCGCCTCAACGATGAGGGGCTGCATGACACGACGCTGAATGTTGTCCTTCTGGACAACAAACGCAGTCTCCTTGTGGCACCAACGGTTCCGCACCAACTGTGTCTCACCAAACTCGTGGAACACAGAGGTAACAGGCACCCGACCACGACGCGGATCGTCAATGACGGTACGCACCCGACCGGAATCCGAGATGGCATTCAGAGTTGCCATCGAAGCAGGGTTAGCGATCAGAAGATCGGGCACCCCACCTGCGTTGTAACAAGCCTGCATCTGGGACTCAAGCGAAGCCAACGTCAAAGTTGTCGTCGTGTCAACATTGGAGGTGATGAACGAGTTCAACCCACCAGTTGACCGCTGCTTGTTCGTGGTGTCGTCAACGGGCTGACCATAGAGGTAAGCCTGCTCACGGGTGATGACGTTCTCAACTGAGCGGCCATACAACTGCTTGGCAAACTCGTCGCTAACGCCATACCGGCTGATCTGCTGCTCCGTACGAGTCATGTTAACGGGTGTCGGCCCGAAAATCTGAGTGTAGTTAGAGCGGATCGTCCGGTCAGCCGACCGGGCGGTACCCGGATCGGAACCCTCAGGAAGAGCCGTACCGAGGCAGGTAACTACGTCACCTACTGCGATAGCGGTCTGCGCTGAGTGGTTAGCCCAACCGGCAACCGTGAGGTCACCTGTTGAATTGTTGACAGCGGTGACCCGAAGGACCGCTGCGTGCTGGACTGCACCTTCGTCCATGATGGTAACAAGGTCACCAACCTGAAACTTGTAGGAGTCTGCTGCTGAAACCGACACAACGACAACGCTCGTCCCTGTGTTGGAGTTAGTAGCATCCGCCGCTGCTGTGGGCAGCAACAGTTCTTCGTCCATCCACTTGAAAGTGGTCTGATCGACGGGGGAACTACCGAGCAACTGTCGCCCGTCAGTACCAACGCCGTTGATGAGTGGTGAATCAATAGGTGAAATCATGTAAATGAGTTCATCCATATTGATCTTAACGCCGACAGCAAGGTCGTAACTGGTGACCTTACCGCCATAGCCGACGATAGTCATAATAAAACGCTCCTAAGTAGTTAAGTGGATTGGGTTTTTTGCTCCCGTAGAATCCGCTCATACTTAGTGCGATTGTCGGCAAACTCTTTGACACCAATACGACTACCGTCAGCGTGCACATAAGGAACGAATGATCCGTCCCGTCTATGCTCACCAGCAGTTCCCTTCTCCCAAGCCGGATTGGCTTTACGAGGAGGAATCTTGTTGTTCTGAGATGGCGCTGCGTCAGCCGTCAAGGCTGGCGACTGGAGAATCCGCTTCGCAGTTTCTTCTCCACAATCCTGACAAACCTTGTCGGGATCGTCCGCTATCTGCTGTACCAGTTCGTACTGAACGTGGCACTCAGAACATCGGTAAACGTATGTAGGCATTACCGGTCAGAAATAACCCGTTGATCTGGGTCAGCCCCACCTGCTGCTTCCAGCACGGTGTGTACGAAACGTGCAGCCGACTCGTCTTTCGGACGACCGTCTGCGATCATCTCTTGGAACTGACGATGACCTGCGTCGTATGGGCTTTCTGTCTGGTTCTCTGGTGGCACATTATCGCTGGCAAGATTCTGCCGCTCCTGTGATACTCGCGCATCATCAGTAGCATCAGGCTCCGGTGGTGGCGCTGCCGCCCCCGGTGCCAACTCCGCCCACTCCGCTTGGATGGATTCTGTTTCCAGATCCCCATCGTAAGCCTTGTATAGAAGTTGTCCTGCCTTCGTATCTGTATCCACACCCGCTTTAAGAAACGCCATTTCACGTTTCATTGCATCTAGTTCCTGCGATGCTTTCTTGCCGCGATCAGCGGCATCTCGCAGTTCCTTGATACTTCCGGGTTCCTGAGTAGCCATGATGTCTCTCCTTAACCGAGTCGCACATAGTCGGAGGGACTATGCGGGGTGACTTGTTCAACATCGCCGGGCGTCAGCCGGGTCTGTCTCCACTTAATACTCATCGGGGGCGTGGGCGATCCCAATGGTGATGGCACTCACCGGCCAAATACATGGCGCACAGCGGCCAACCTGAAAGTTATTATACTAACCCGCTGGGTGATTAGCAATGAAATCTTCGTATGCTTCTGGACTATTCAAAAGGATAGTCACACCCGCTGGTGTATCCTTCTTACCTATTGTCATACTAATTGTGCCGACAAGCGTGCCGATAGCAACAAGCAGCGCGGTGATACCCGCCAAGAGTTTAGTTACATTACTCACCAGTTCTCGTCATACCAGTCATCGCACCACGCTCTAGTGCGGCACGCCTGCTCGTTCATATCGGTACGCCACCACAGGTCACCAAGTTCCCAGCCGATCTCTTCAAGGCGTTCATTGAACTCAGCAATCTCGTTGGTCAACGCCGCCACATCTGCGGCCATCAACTCAACCATCACAGATGTAGCAAAGTTGCGGGAGTCTGCAACCCGAGCCAACCGTAGGTTCTCCAACGAAGTAGCGTTCGTATCGATGCCTTCTTCGATGGCATCCAACCGGGCCAGCACAGCACTATCGGTACCAGTATTCTGTTCGATAACAGCAACAGAGCGTTCCAACCCCGTGATCCGGTTAGCGACCTGCGCTGCATTCCAAGTAATGACCGCGCTGAACGTGACCACACCCAAGATCAGACCAAGCGTTACCTTGGAGATCCTAATCTGTTTCAGATCTTGAGTAAGGTCATCAGTCATATTAGTAATTCTCCGGCTGGTATGGCAGATACTTTCTCAACTCATTCAACGAAGGGGCACGCTTTCTCTCAGGCTTACTAGGACGCCCATAGTTCTTCTTATTCTTACGGGTAGCCCGTCCCTGCCCCTTGTCCAGCATCCAACTCTTCTTTGCCTCACTATAATCCAAAGGAAGGGTATCCGGCATTACGACACCACCGATGCTGAACCATCACCGAACTTACCGGCCACAACACCCTTGACAAGACTCAACGTAGCCGTAGCACCAGCCAACGCAGCCGCCTTAGCGTTACCGATGTCTCCACCGACAACAAAGATACCGAGAAATGCCTGAATAAAGGTAGCAACTACCCGTTCAATAACGTCCTTAGTAAGCACGCTTCTTACCTCCCTTAGTTTTCTTGTAAGGCAACTTCTTTGCCTTACCCTTAGAACCTGATGTCTGGACCTTAGGCATTAGCCGCTCCGAATCCTGTAGTCGTACCCGATAGTAACGCACCACCACCACCACTAAACTTGGCGCTTCGTCCTATAGCGCGACGTTCAATTGTCTCAGACAAATCATTGTCATCAAGATCGAACGCTGCCTCCACCCCTTCTGTAGCATAATCCAAATCAACAACCTCATCTATATTCTCAGTGAACAACATCTCCCGTTCCTTCAACTGAGCAAACCTATTCCACTGCTCCGCCTGCGACAAACCCAAATCAGAAACCTTTTTAGCAAGATTCTCATCCCACCCAGCGTCCAGACCAGCAACCATCCGACCCCACCCACCCGTTTGGGCGGTACTAATATCATCCTGAACCGCTGACCAGTCATCACCCGGATCAAGGAACGTCTTCATAGTGATAGACGTACCATACTCATCACCGAACCAGTCAGTAAGTTTGTCACGCACTGCTGGCGGCATCTCATACATAACCCGCTGCGCCGCATTCAACCGTTCAGTCACCTCACCTATACCAACACTATTCATATACAAACTAGTAATCAAATTATTAAAGTTTGCTTCAACAACTCCAACACGTTTGAGTTCATTAGCAACATCCTTCTCAAAGGCAATGTATTCACCGGGGGTGGGTATCTCCCGTGAACCAGCAGGCATATTCGCTATCCCCGGAAACCGCTGCTTGAATGCTTCACTGTCGTACATGCCAATCAGTGCGCGCTCTGCCGTGAATGATGGATCGTTAACTAATTCAGTTTCAGCCCATTTCCACAAACCATCGATAGCAGTCTTGTCCATCCCGGCTTCACGCAACGCCGTATAGAAGGCAGACTGCATGTTCTGACTGGGAGAGAGATCAGGGTCAGAAGTTTCCGGGCTTTCTACTCTCTCGCTCGTACCATCGGTATAAAAAGTAGTATGCGATCCGTCAGCATTCTCCACTGTACGCTCAACAACCTTGGCTGTTTCTGGGAAACCATACGTCATTGGGCGATACCCTTGAAGCGACTGAGCAGGCGTACCCTCACCCTCCGTGCCCGCAATACGCATATTACCGGTAGCAGCAAAATGCTCGCCATCGACATTCCCCGGAAGCATCATCCCTACATGCAAACCAGACGCACCGGCATCTCTCAACACCAACCCTTGACCCGGTACGTTTTCCCACACCGCACCAGTAGCCATCAGAAGTCACTCCTGAACATCGCAGCCGCCCTAGTAATAAACTGATTCATCGGATCCTGATACTCAGACGAATGCTGGAACCGATCAAGGTTAGTACGAGCGAGATTCCTCATCTCCGCCGCTGTCCTAAACCGCTTCGACCCGTCATCATTAACCACCTGATAGTTATCCATCAACCACTGGTCATCTTTGGCATAACTCTCATCGTCCCACAGATTAACAGCAGCACTCCATAGAGGATTAACCAAATCAGAGATAGTCGAACCGGGGCTACCCTCTGTCGACCACTGCCCCATCCCCTCCTGCTGAACCGGAGTCAACCCCCATGACCCATACGCACCCTTGTCGATCTCCGCCATCCTCTGAGCCTCGCTTGGCCCCCGCTCCGTCTTGATCTGTAACGCCCACTCCCTCAACGTGGCGTCATCAATGTCATACAACTGGCTATTAGCACGGTTGCGTAGATTATCTACAATATCTTGGACGGTTCCGGCACCAAGCCCTTCAAGTCCAAGAACACGCAAATCAGATCCCATACCCTGAGTAAAGATATTGTCTGCTGCGTAACGCTGAATCTTCGACGTAGCAGTATCAGGCCATGTATCATTCGGATAGTAATGGTTAGCAGCCCCACCCTCACGCATCAGCATGAACGCTATATTGTTAATATGTTTAGGGTTAGCGTTCGCCCATGTGGCATCCATACGCTCATCAAGGTCTTCAAGAATGGAACGAGCAACTTCTACATTCGCATCCCATGTAGCACCCCAATCGCCGGTACCACTATAATCTTTTCCTAATAGCGATTCAAACTGTCCATGCTCGGGGACCATCCGGTCGCCTTCTCCCAAGAGCAGTTCACCTTCTACCATTTTGCCACCGGGGCCACCACCGGTATACCACAACTGGGTTAGTTTACGGTAGTTATCAGTATGCGATGCCCACCAACCTTGCTTCTCTAGGTCAGCCAGAAGGTCATCTTCTAAATCATCCCAGAGGAACTTGCCTACCTCCTTATTCCTGTTCTCTTCAAATATGTCTTCCCATTTCTTCCACCAAGCCCCAACCTCTGGAGTATCATCTCCCCAGAACTTCATCCACCCCTGAGGCAGACTCCCCTGTAGACTAGAGGGAGTATACGGCGGGTTATCCACAGCCAGTTTTGCGAATAGATCACCAATCGAATTAAGCGCCGCTACATCCTTGGCTTCCATAATGAATTCTGGAACAGTGCCACCATACTGATTGTATTGATCGAATATATACTGTAGCGCCAAGTCCTGTTCGTCAGTATCCAGCCCCCATTCTTCGATCCGATCCCTCCACTCCTCAGTTCCAGTAATCGTAGATTTAAAATCATTCGGAACCTCAACCGTTGTCCAGTCAGCCTCCCCTCCTACCTCTTCCACGGATCTAGTTACACCTTCACCGTAGTTACCCGGAAAGTTTGAATCAGCCGGATCCAACTCATGCACACTCCACCGGGTGAAATCCCAGTCATCCGTCGGTTCACTGTAATCCCTGCGATGCCCGACATACTCAGCAGCAATAGCATTAGTTACCGGATCAGCAAGTTGCTCAATCAATAGATTGAGATTCACCTCAAACCCTTCACCCGAATTGGGCTGATGAAGTATCCCGGCCTCTACAAGTTTAGGTAGATGGACACTATTGATCTGCCAGATACCGTAACTTTGTGTCCCATCCGGTTCGTCAGTGATCTCTTCAGCGACACCCTTGCTTTCAGCCCACGCTATAGTCGCCAAGTAGAAAGCATCAGCCTCATCCCAGCCCTGCTCCAACCCAAGTTCATAAATCTCCTGAATGTTCATCGCGGTCCCCGCCTAAGACCAGCATCAGGATAGAAGTAGTTAGTCGTAGCCAGTTTCTTCAAATGCTCACTAGTCCACGGCTGCCCCTCAGCAGGACGAATGTTCTTCCGATTCGGCTTACGCCAGAAATGCCTATCTACTTCTATACCGTATTCCCCAGACTCCGCTACCGCACGCTCATAGTCAGCATCGCTTCGATAACCAACAATCATTGCGTCACCATTCTCTATCTCTCTGCGTATATCGTTGGGGAACATAGCCTGACCATTATGGCCCTGCTCAGAAAGATCCTTACTCAACCCCTTCAACACGCTGGCATCCTGCCGACCCACAACAGGTACGACTCCCCCACCCATTGAACCCATCCATGAACCTGCCTCTTCACGGAACCCATCGCTCAACCCATCCAGCACCGGGCTACCTGTGCTGCGTGTCCCCTGCTCCATCCCATCCACCGTGGCACCAGTAGTCCTCACCACCCAGTCCAAGTGTTCAGGGAACTCTTTGATCCAACTCCACCAGCCATCATTGAAAGAAGCAAGCCCACTAACAACCTTCTCTACCTGCTCTGGGAAGACCGTTCCGGCAGTGACCGCAGCAGCCCCTCCTATAGAGATACCTGATCCCAAGTTCCTTAGGGCAACCTTGCGTTGATCCCTAATTAGTTCATCGAACAACGAACCATAATCCTCTACCGGGCTGCCCTGTAACACTCCATCCCAGTTGATTCGATCTATTTCTTCACGCCAAATCTCATTCTGTTCTTCCAGTGTGTATGTATCAGGGAGAGGACGCCTCTCATCCGGACCGGGGTTACGGTCCAACGGATGACCGTCCTGCCAAATATTGGTGCCGTCGCCGGGTCTCCTTCCCAACCCACCATGCGGACGCGGCGACGATATAAACTGATCCAATTCTTCCAAACGCGCGAATGCATGATCGTAAATCTTTTCATATACGGCATGTAGCGACTCATCCGTGTCGAAATACAGTCGGTTCAAATAATCATGCAACGACTCACCGGCTGCCGCTGTGTCAGGCATCCCGTGGATATACCCGCTCTTGATGGCAACATTCTCCCAATACGGCATCAACTCCTGACCTTCTGGAAAGAGACCTATATCATCTAAAGCGTCCTCAATGCCCATTGCCTCTCGCGTTGCCTCTTCAATAGTCTGGAAGTCTGGGTCACCAGTCACACCTAATGGTGTACCGGGTGGACCCTGCTGCCCAATCTCCGAATCAAGCAACCCACCGTTTCTTTGCATTTGCTCAAACTCATCTATAGTGTATTTGCGTGCCCAATCAGGTCTATCTTCATATAGAAGATTCTTGAATAGCACCTGATCCCGTTGGGAATACTGAATCCCGGTGTAATCCGACGGATCTCCTACCGGCTTAGGCTCTCCAACATTCCACCCCCCTCCCGCATCTGCATCCCGTATAGCGAGGGCACGGTATTCTGGATTATCCATATTGTACGGACCAGATATTTTATCTAGTTCCGATGCGGAGGTCCGCCCCAACCCGGCGGGATCCAAACCTTCGGTCCATTCGGCTAGGGGAGCAGCATTCCATGACTGTTCCACTTTTGCTTCGTCAACCCCCGCCTGATACTCTGCCCGATCCTCAGCAGACCAGCCCTCCCGCTTGCGGTCCAAATCAGCCCAATGCTCTGCGGCACGACGAGCATCCTCTTCAGCGTAGGGGTCCACTGCCGCACCACGACGTTCTGCCTCTGTTGTCGCTCGCCCTAAGAATTCATCCGTGCGGGGCGTGTCCCAACCGGGTGGAAGACCCTCATACCGCCGACTTGAACCGGGGTTACCCTTTCGCTGCATGGCTGGAAGGTATTCATCAAAGTACCAGCGGAGCATGGTCGCAGCGTCAGGATCATCGATGTCTGGGTGAAAATCCCGATACATTGCTTCTCCCAGTTCCCGTTCACTTGGTGGAAGCCCTAGAGTTCGTGTCCCAGCCTGATACTGATCTCGGGCTGTCAATCCAGCATCATTCATTTCGAATTCATACAACTCGTCCGGTGTGAGTTCTCGGCCAGCAGCGGTAGACGTATCGGGTGGACGACGCACATATTCTTTCCCATCGCGTACAAAGTGAGTTTTGTTCCACCAATACTTTTTGCCGCTTACGGGATCGGTATACTCAGGCTTTAGATAAGTCGCATATTCTCCAACGGTGGGATCTACTGCCGCCGTGGCTTCAGGTGTACCGGGTGGACCCTCCGGGGGGATCTCAGCACGCTTCTTGTCGATACCACGCCACAACTCATCGTTATCCGCTTTAGACGGAGCCACAAAGTCAACCTGCCTAAGCATATCCTCCGGCTCTGTCGGCATATAAAACGTTGACCCACCCTCCGTAGGAGAACGCTGCGGCCCTGAGTCTTGGTCAAACGGCCTAAGCGGAGTCGGTTCCCCGCCACCCTCTAGCACCTTCCATTGATCTGGCTTCGTAGAAATGTTCCTGAACGGAGCCAGAAGTCTCGGCGGAATATCAAAGTTTCTAGTTATCGCACCAATCAGTCGTCTACCACCAGCACCCATCGCTGCCAAACCAGTTGGACCCAACAAAGCACCAAGCCCTGCTTCTATCGCCCAGCCTGTTGTGCTGTTCGCTATGAACGGATTGGTGTGTTCATACACCGGGCCTGTGGCATCCGGATACTTTGCGACCGATCCACTTGCACCAGTCGCCGCGTCGAACGTAGGCCGGGTAGCACCGGAAACATCCTTACCCTGCCTACCAGCCCACCGATTGTTAGGCCGGTACGCACTGCTCTGCATATAACCTGTAGATGCTGGATCCAATGGGTTACCGCTAAAGAACTCAGGTTCTAGTTCTGGTTGCCGCTGCCCATCACGCATCACAGCATATGTAGGAATATCCCATGCGTAAACCAAGTTGGATCGTGGCACATTAAACTGATTAACCAATACATCTACAAGGTCTTGACGGGTAAGCCCAACCTTCATCTCCGACAATGCGGCATCAGCAAAAACATTTAGTTCCCGTGATTCCGAAGGAACAGAGTAAGTACCTGATATGTCTTGACGCCCAGTCTGAGTATTGAACTGCATATCATCATCGATATGCTTGCCCAATCCCAAGCGTGCACCACCAGTCAGAGTTGCACCCCGCCGTATGGCTGCGAGGTGTGCATCACGAAGTAACTCCAAATAGACTTCAGCATTCATCCTAGTCGCACCTCCTCGGACGGACTCATAAAGTCATTCATAAACTCGTCCAGAGGACGCAAACCAGTATTCGGCCATTCCTGCTTCACTACTACATCCCAAATAGTTTCAATCGCTTCCGCACCTTGTTCTATGCCGCCTCGCAATGCATCAACAATGGCAGGGATTGGTCCCTCTGTCGGCAACCCGCCTGTTGCACCGGTCGAAATGCTTTCACCCGGAGGAGTCCCCCCGGCACCCGGAGGGTGACCCCAAGTGTCCGGACCCATATTCAACGTAAGATCGTCCTCACCCGCTCCGCTTAGTTCATACGCAATCCGGCGTTCCTCTCTGCTCGGCCCATACGGCCAGTCGGCAGGTACACGCGGCCAGAACGGACCGTGTGCAGTATGTGGTCGTGTGCCTCCCTCGTGCCCGTATCGTAGATCCGATTCTTCTTCTGATTGGTCGTTTGGAGGGATCGTAGCGGTTGGCGGTGGCTGAGTCGTAGTGGTAGGCAACGGTTTGCGGTGCCTACCACGGCCATCCCAAACCCATTCGTATGTGCCATCTTGGTGGGGTCGCCAATGGCCCCGGTTAGGCTCATCCGGCGGAACAGTTGTAGTAGGCGGAACGGTAGTAGTAGTAGTAGTAGTAGTAGTAGGTACCATGGTGGTAGGCGGCGGCAGGGTCGTAGTCGTAGTGGTAGTAGGCACCGTAGTAGTAGGCGTAGTAGTAGTAGGTACCAACTTTTCTATATCCACTCCCTGTTGAGGCTCAGTATGGAACATGCGGCCAACCAAAGCGTTGAATCCAGCAGGATCCCTTCTCTTGCAATCTTTCAGGAATGTCTCATACCGACCAATGTCCCTGTCAGCAACGTAACCCAACAGGAACATAACGTCGTCTACCCACTGATTCATTCCTTCATGGGTCTGCTCATACCCACCCCTCGCTGGGGCTTTCGGATAAGGGGCCTTCCGTGACTCCCTGATCCAATCAAGGATATAACTTATCGAATGCTGAGTAGGATCGATCATACGTTCCTCACCCGCAACTGATTCGTACCCCGCTGGTTACGATTATCCAAACGCTCCATCAGGCTTCGGAAGTCTGGTCCCCCTCCACCACCAACCAAGTTGTATGACTCTGCGATCCGTTCCTCTATCGTGTTTGTCAAAGGCGACGCTGCCGGAGCATCCATAAACGCATTCATCGCCTTCGTTGCCATCTCGCCGTAGTTAGTATGGCTGTACCCATGTTCAGCAGCAGTCCGCTGACCAATAGTATGAGCGTAGGTAATCAATCCCTTACGAATGGCATCGGCATCCATCTGGTCGCCCGTCGTATTGTTAGCAATGAACTTCAGGAGATGAGAGGTAGCCACATCCTGTTCAGCAGCCTGCAATGCCATCACATCTTTCGTATCCCAGTTCTTCCTAAAGTCATCAGGTGACATCAACCCTCGTTTTATCAACGACATCTGCTCGTCGGTCAACGCCCCCACACCCTTGGCGTAGTTCAGGAAATCTATATCAGTATTCTGACCACCGAAGAAAATCTGTGATCCCCAATCGGCATCGTCGTAGAAGTCGGTCATCACAGAGTTCACTCGTTGTCGGTCTGCCGCAGAGCCTCCACGCCCGAAATACTTCTCCCGCTCTTCCGAACCCAACTCGTTAATCATTTCCTGAATAGTGGCTTCTACTTCTTTGATACCTTCCTGCCCCATTCTCTGGTAATGAGGGTTATTAGCGATCCTGTCCTGAATCCTTTGTGACACATTCCGTAACACAGCCTGCTCATTGTTACGGATTTGATTGCCTCGAAGTCCACCAGTATTGACATTCCGGGCAATAAGTCGCCGCGTCACCTCATCGATGTAGGGCGTAGCGTCAGTATGCAGTTCGCCTTCCGGTACCTGCAACGCCTCATTGATGATGTCTACTTGGAACATCTGCAATGCATCGACAGTACGGTCAGCCATACCCTCCATGCCGGGTATGTCTAGTCTGCCCCACTCAAAGCCTTCCTTGGGATCCAGTACCCCCCATGCAAACAACTCCTGTTGGATCTGATCCATGATGGGTGAGTAACCTGAAGAATCCTTAGTGTTGTCGTACAGGGTACGCATGTAACGGTAGGAATCCTGCCAACCAAGTTTGCCACCAGAGAACAGATCGTTAACTGATTTGATGTCCCCATAGGGTGTGCCATCGAATGACGTTATGAACGCAACCTTACCGCCTTCTTCTTCAAGGTCAGGACCGACAAGCATTGATTGGCCTGTCGAACTGATGTTCGTTGCATACGTCTGGATAGCAGCCTCCAGCGCCCCACCAAGAATATCCTGCGCCGATCCGCTACCGAATGCATCATCAACATCTACCAGTAGTGTGGTGCCGTCGCCGTACCCACCAAACTGTCGCATTAGTTCACTGAACACCGCAGGGTCAGATACGGCAGTCTCTAATTTCTGAGGCTTCTTGCCATCCACAACACCGGCCATGAATGTTGACCAGTTCTCAGCAATGTTCTGCTGAACCATTTCAAGTAGATCAGGGATGTTGCGCCAGTCGCCTTGCAGATATTTAACTAGTTCTTCCTGACCTTTTTGGCTGTCAAGAGGCATAACACTAGCGGTAGGTTGAGTAGTCTGGGCACCTTGGAATGCAGGGCTAACCCCACCATCCGCCTCAAAGATGATTGATGCACCGACACCGGCACCTTCACGCGAAGCCATCTGGACGCCGCTCTTCCTAAGCCAGTTAATAAACTTAACGAATGCTGCTTCACCAGTCATCTGCTCAAAGTGCAAAGCCCTGATAGCACCAACGGCTTTGGCTTGATCCGTACCCGTTGCTGCGGGCAGTATGTCCTGTGCCCGCTGTCCTGCCCGATCTTCCAGAGTTAGTTCTTCTTCTTCCGGAGGAGCGAACTTACCAGTCTCTCCTACCAAATCTTTAAGGGTAGTCCCTACCGATAGTGCGGTGTCCCAGAACGGCGGGCCTCCGCCTGTCGTGAACAGGCCACTAATTATGTCTGCCCCAGCCTGACCGATGTCACCGAAAGCACCGAACATCTCATCTACAGGATTCGGTGCCTCCTCCGGTGGGACGAGGGTATTGTATAGTTCGTCTTCGGGCTGCTCTACAAAGACATCAGTCATAGCACACTCATATCAATGCCAACCAGTCCAGCCTCATGCTTCGCAATCCAACTCTCCCCGAT